GGAGGCCGATGGAGCGCGGAGATGTCTGCTGTCGGCGAACGCGTCACCGAGCTGCGGCAGATCGTCGGTGAGCTCGCGAAGAGCCAGGCGCAGAGCGCAATCATCGACGCATCGCAGGGTGCGCGCCTTGAGACGCTCGCGAAGCGCCTCGACGAGATCGTCGCCCGGCTCGACCGGATCGACGGGAGGAAGCCCTGATGGGAATCGCCGCGACCGCTGATGCCGTGTCTACGGCGCTTGCGTTACTCGACCTTGGCGAGACGAAGACTGTCGCGCGGGCGTTCCTGCCGTATCGGGATCGGGAGCAGCTCTCGCAACTCACGGTGACGGTGATGCCACGCGGCATCGATCGGTCGATCGCGGCTCGCTCCGGGCTCGCGCAAGAGGACCACATGCTCGAGGTCGCCGTTCAGAAGCGCCTCGAAGGCACCGACGAGGCCGCGCTCGCGCCGCTGGTCGCTGCGCTCGAGACGGTTGCCGGGCACCTGTCGGGATTCACGATCGACTCGGGGCGCCGCTGCATCGAGGTGCGCATCGACCCGCTCCTCGCCGAGGACCACGCCGTCAACCTGCGGGTCTTCACCGGCGTCGTGCAGGCACGGTTCAGGACGCACGTCTGACGGTACAGAAGGAAGGGACAACCACATGGCCTACAAGCTCGGAATGGACGCCGTCATCAAGTACGGCACGGCAGGAACGATCGCAGGGACGGCGCTCACGAACGTCCGCAACGTCACGCTCAACCTCGAGAAGGGAGAGGCGGACGTCACGACGCGCGGCAACGGCGGATGGAAGGCGACCGTCGCCACCCTCAAGGACGCAAGCGTCGAGTTCGAGATGATCTGGGACACCGGCGATGCCGGGTTTACCGCGATCAAGAACAGCTACTTCAACAACACCGCGATCTCACTTCTGATCCTCGACGCTGCGACCAGCGGTCAGGGCCTCGACGCCGACTTCATGGTGACGAAGTTCACTCGAGAAGAGCCGCTCGACGAGGCGATCGTCGTGAAGATCACCGCGAAGCCGACACTCTCGACCCGCTCGCCGAGCTGGCACGCCGGATCCTGAACCAAGAGGACTACATGCAGACATTCCGCGACAACGCGGGACGCACGTGGACGGTCGCGATCGACGTCGCGGCCATCAAGCGCGTGCGCTCCCTCATCGGCTACGACCTTCTGGCGGTGCTTGACGGCACCGGCACGCAGGCGCTCGTCTCCGACCCCGTGCTCCTGGTCGACGTGCTCTACGCGCTCTGCCGCCCCGAGGCCGACCGCCTCGCGGTGACGGACGAGGACTTCGGACGCTCGATGGCGGGCGACGCGATCGAGCACGCCACGCAGGCGCTGCTGGAGGAACTCGTCTCTTTCTGCCCGAACCCGCGCGACAGGAAGAACCTCAGGCGAGTCGTCTCCGCGATGTGGACCACGATGGAAAGAGCGCGGGACGTCGTGGAGTCGCGGATCGAGTCGGACCTGCAGTCGGCCATGAACCGCAGTCTCGCCGCGCTTGGCGGCTCGTCTGGGAGCTCGCCGGAATCGTCGGCGTCGATCCCCATGGGCTGACCCTGCGCGAACTGTGCGCGATGGCCGACGGCCGCCTGCGTGAGCGGTGGAACCACACCGCGGCCGTGCTTGCGATGCTCGCCAATGCGCACCGCGATCAGCGGCGAAGGGCGGAGCCTTTCGGCGTGGCCGACTTCCACCCCTTCGAGGCCCCTCGGCGCGAGGAGCCGCTGAAGGTCGACATCACCGTCCTCCGCGACGTGTTCGTGCCGCGCAAGGAGCCGAACCTATGAAGGCCACCGCCGCAATGCTCGTCATCGTCCTCGCCGGATGCAGCGCCACGCGCGAGATCGCCTCCGGTGCGGTCGACATCCGAGCCAACGCCGAGTCGAGCAAGGGACGCTTCGAGGCCATCGGCACCGAGAGCGCCTCGCGAGCCCCCGATGTCGGGCGCATCGCCCACGAGACCGCCGAGGGCGTCAGGGAGCAGGACGCGATCATCACGGCCACCGAGCGCATCGTGTCGGCCATTCCGGGTGTCCAGGACACCACCCCTTGGTGGGCCATCCTCCTTACGCGAGTCATCGCCTTCCTCGCCGCTGTCGGCGCCGTGGGCGTCGCGTGGTACCTCGGCGTGGGCACGCTCGTGATGCGGCTCCTCTGGTCGCTCGGGCTGTGCCTTCCCCGCAGGGCGCGCGACGACGCAACGCTAGCCCGTGCGATGCTCGACCCCGAGCGCGCCGAAGGCCCGCGCGAGTACGTCGCCGCACGCCGGGCTGCCGACCCTGCCTTTGACGCCGCGTTCAAGCGAACCGTGAAGCCGAGCCCTGTCGGCACAGGCGGGAGCAGCGCATGCCCGTGATGGTCGACAGCGAAGGCAAGTACGTGGCCTGCACGCCGGTGACCGATGTCGCCGCGGGCGAGGTGGTCGCGCAGGGCGACCTCGTCGGAATCGCGCCGCTGCCGATCCCCGCAGGCAGGGCAGGCCAGCTCGCCGTCCGCGGCGTCGTGCGCGTCCCGAAGCAGCCCGGCATCGCGATCCCCGTGGGCACGACCGTGTACTGGGATGTCGCGAACGGCTACGCGACGAACCAGCTCATCGTTGCGCCACCGGAGGTGCTCGAGTTCGGCGAGGAGCCGACCGCGCCCGCCGCTGCGCCCACAAACCAAAGCCCCGTCCTGGGCAAGACCGTCGAGGCTGCCCCCAAGGCAGCCACGCTCGTCCGCGTCCGCCTTTCGCAATGACTTCACCAACGGAGACACCCATGCTCGCCACCGTTTCCTCGCTCCTCGGCTCGATCTGGTTCGGCTTCCTTCTCGGCGTCTGCGGCTACCTGGTCGGCAGCGCCTTCCCCATCACCCGCTTCATGGACCGGAAGTGATCACGCTCACCGTCGACCGCTTCAAGGACACCTTCTTCGACCGCGAAGTGGTCAAGCGGGCCGCCGACAAGGCGCAGTTCGCATCGCTCCGCAAGGGAGGCGGTTCGATCCGCCTCATCGCACGCCGCTCGATCCGCAGGCGGAAGAAGCCGTCCGCGCCTGGCCAGCCGCCGTCCTCGCGCAAGGGGCAGCTGAAGGAGTTCATCTTCTTCGGCTACGACGTCTCGTCGCGCTCGGTCGTCGTTGGTCCAGCGCGGCTTGATCGCCCGACCGGTGCGCCGAACATCCTTGAGTTCAGCGGAACCGCCAAGGCACCCGACCGGAGGCGCGTGCGCAGGATCGGCGACGGCGGCGAGATGCGCATCTCCGACTCGCCGATGCCCGGTGCCACCGTCAAGCGTGCCTACTCGGGCAAGGGGCCGTACGTCGCGTACGCACGAGTGCGCAGTGCACGTCAAGCTGCACACGCCACACGGCTGAACGACCAGCTCTACCGCCCGAACCCAGCGACCGTCCGCATCGCGGCGCGACCCTACATGGCCCCAGCGCTCGACGCGGCCCTCCCGCAACTTCCACGCCACTGGGCGAGATCGGTGAACGGAGGCTGACATGGCAGCAGGCAACGCATCAGGCATCCGCGCAGGACGCGCCTACGTCGAGCTCGGCGCAGACGACAAGCTGTCGGCCGCCCTCGACAACGCGAAGAAGAAGGTGAAGGAGTTCGGCGATGCAGCGAGCGCCGTCGGCGCGGGCGTCCAGACCGCTGGCCTTGCGATCATGGCCGCAGGCACCGCGATCGTCGGATCGCTCGCCGCTGCCGGAATCGTGTTCGCGAAGATCGGCAGCGACCTCAACGACCTCTCCGCCCGCACCGGCATGTCGGTCGAGGCGCTGAGCGAGCTGCAGTTCGTCTTCGCGCAGACGGGCGTCGAGGCGGCCGACCTCGAGTCGGGAATCAAGAAGATGCAGAAGGCGGTCGTCGAGGCCGCCAACGGGAGCCAGGGCGCCAACGACACGCTGGCCCGCCTCGGCCTCTCGATCGGGGACCTCGCGGGAATGACCCCGGAGGAGATGCTGACCGCCTTCGCGCAGGCGCTTTCGCAGGTGACGAATCCCACCGAGCGTGCGGCGCTCTCGATGGAGATCTTCGGGAAGGCCGGGACCAAGCTCCTGCCGGTCCTTGCGCAGGGCGGGGACGCGCTCCTCAAGATGCGCGAGTCGGCGCGGGCCATGGGGCTCACCGTCTCGACCGAGGCGGCGCTCGCTGCCGACGAACTCGACGATTCGATTGGTGCGCTCACCGCGACTGCACGCAAGCTCGTATTCGAGATCGGATCGGCGCT